GATCTTGAACCGCTCCGCGCTACGTGCCAGCATCGCCGAGGCTGTGCAACTCCTGTGCGACGGCGAAACCATCGCGCAACGCGTCCAAGGCTCAACGCGGCTCGTCAAAATCCCGCCGTTGCTCGACCAACTCGACGGCACCCTCATACCGGCAAGCAACGGTCAAAGCGAAGGGGGGAGTGGTGGCGGGGCTTGGGAGTCACAACTACCCTGCGGAATCGACGCACTCGACGTAATCGTGACCATCACAGTGGCCGCCCGAACATGGCTCGCCAAGATCGGCCTACGCACCAACGGCACCCTACGCGCCGACCTCCGCGAGCTCGCCCAGGCGGCCGACTACGAAGTACCCGACCAAGACCTACCCGCGCTAGCCCACGACGCCCACCAATGGGTCACCCGCGCCCGCGTCACAACCCGGTGGGACGCCCGGCCGTGGCGCCCGCACGTGGCTTGCCCCGAGTGCGGCACCCTCGACAAGCTCGCGGTCAAGCTCGGCACATCCTCGGCCTACTGCGCGGCGTGTCACATGACGTGGGACGCGGCAACCATCGGGCACCTTGCGGCACAGGTCAAGACGGCAACCCATACCAACACAGTAGGGAAACCTCGAGGTCGGGGTGACGTAAATCACACGACCAATGTGCCGAAAACCCTTGACGACGGTACCGACAACCCGTAACGTAAGAAGTGCGGGCAGAACTGTGCCCCCACATCCTTGGCCTAGCCCACCACGAGGCGCAGCGCAAAGCCGCCACCCAAACGGGCCACCCTAGACCGCGCAGGGTCAAGCGCGCGGGATTCGATCACCTTAGGCCGCAACGGCGGCCCGTGAGCAATCCGACCAACGAGCGTACACACTAGATGCGCTCGACGGATGCACACACTTAAGGCCCGGCACCCTCACAAGTGCCGGGCCTACTAGCTATGGGACAGGCACCCGTAGAGCGCGCGGAGACATGACGCCCAACGAACCCGGCGCAACACTCGCGGCGCGCACACACACCAACGGAGGCCACATGCTCGACCTCGCCATCATGGCACTACGACGACTAACCCTCCGATGCGTAGCCTGCGGCGCCTACTCGCGCGGACACACACACTGCCGAGGATGCGCCGACCTCATCGCCCTACTCGCAAGGATGCGCACATGGAAATAACGTCGACAACCTGCCCAAGCGCCGACACACACAAGGCGGGCACCTACTGCCACGAATGCGGCGCATACCCGAGCTTCCGCGCGGCCATCGTCACCAAGACGGCAGACATTCAGGACACGCCAGAAAGTCCAGACAAGTGAGCTACCACGCCGACATAATGACCATAAGCCGAGTCGACGGCAGGGTCATCATCGACAACGTGCCAGCACACATGCACATCGCAACCGACCTCGCAACACACGCCGACGCATCCCCGTGGCTCGCATACAACCAAGCCACCCACGTCCTCACAGTCACAGGCGACAACCTCACAGCGCGATACAAGATACGCGCCCACTACTTCGACCCCGACATACTCGTCGCCGACCTCATCGACTAAGTGCCAACCGCACCCAAACGCCCATGCACAGCACACGTACAACCACCCTGCCCCAACAAGACCACCAAGGGCGGCCTGTGCCACGTACACCTAAGGGCACTACGCGCAGCACACGACGCCACTCGACCAACCGCAACCCAACGCGGATACGACCAAGCATGGCGCGACACCAGGGCCGCCTACCTCAAGGCACACCCACTCTGCGAATGCGACGAGTGCGCACACCTACCCGACTGGCAACGACCCACGGCAACAGACGTAGACCATAGGGATGGACTAGGCCCCAACGGGCCAAGAGGACACGACTGGTCGAACCTATGCGCCATGAGCCACTCCCACCACTCAAGGCGCACTTACAGGGACCAAGGCTGGGGCCGGGGTACTGCAAATCGCTAGCGGGATTACGCGATAGACCGACGTGTCAGCCCAGCGCACGGTGTCTCAGTATGTGAGACGCCCCTTTCGGATTCTGGACGGGTGGTGAGGGTATGGCAACCGCGAACGCGGGCCGCAAGCCCAGGCCGCGCGGCCTGCGCATTCTTGAGGGCAGGCACGAGGGCGTCGACAGTGGCGGGCGTAAGATCGAGGACGGGATCGAGTTCGAGCGGGTGGCGCCTGACGCCCCCGACTTCCTCGACGGCCGGGCGCTTGAGGAATGGCACCGTGTCGTGGCCGAGCTCGCCCCGTTCGGTGTGCTTAAGCGTGTCGACCGTGCCGCGTTGACGGCGTACTGCCTCGCGTGGCAGCGGTTGGTCGACGCCCGCGCGCTCATCACCAAGGAAGGCCTGACGAAGCGCGGGCCTCAGGGCGATGTGCGTAACCCGGCCGTCATGGTCGAGGAATCGGCGTCTAAGGAAATCCGGGCGTGGTGTTCCGAGTTCGGTCTAACGCCTGCGGCCGAGGCCAAGGTTTCGAGGCCGGAAGGCGGCGCACATGACGGCGAGGCTAACCCGTTCGGGTAACCCACCCACTGCGGCGCAACTCCGTAAGCTCAAGATAAGCCGCGAGGTCGGTTGGTATCTCCACTCGCGCGGCATCGCGTTGCCGACGTGCCCGCCCGCGTTCAAGACTCCCGAGCCTCGGGACGTGCCGGGCGCGCTATTCGATCCTGCGCGCGTCGACAGGATGCTCGCCGCGATGTCGAAGTTACGGCACACTCAAGGCAAGTGGGCCGGTAAGCCGCTGATCCCGGACCCGTGGCAAGTCGCCTACATCCTCGCCCCGGTGTACGGGTGGGTGCGTAAGGACGACCACGGCCGGTTCGTGCGAATCATCCGTACCGAGTATGTGGACGTGCCGCGCAAGAACGGCAAGACCACCCTTGCGGGCGGTCAGGCCATGTACCTTACGTGCGCGGACGGCGAGCCGGGCGCGCAAGTGTTCGCGGCGGCGGCATCCAAGCAACAGGCCGGGTACACGTTCGCCCCGGTGAAGATGCTCGCGGAGAAGTCCCCGGACATTACGCCGTATGTGCACGTCACGGCCGAGAAAATCATCCACAAGCGGACGGGCTCGTATTTCCAAGTCGTCGCGTCTATCGGTGACCTCATGCACGGCGCGAACGTGCACGGCGCGGTTGTCGACGAGTTGCACATTCACAAGACACGCGACCTCGTGGACGCGCTCGAAACCGGCACGGGTGCCCGCGATCAACCGCTCGTGATTTTCATTACGACGGCCGACGAGGGCAAGCCCGCGACGATCTATGCGGAGAAGCGCGAATACTGCGAGCGGCTGGCACGCGGGATCATCGTCGACCCAACCTTCTACGGCGTCATATGGGCGACCACAGACGAGGACGATCCGTTCGCCGAGACGACATGGCGTAAAGCCAATCCGGGGTTCGGTATCTCACCCACTCGCGCGTTCTTGCAGCAAGAGGCCAAGAAGGCGCAGGAGTCGCCCGCGAACCTGGCACGGTTCATGCGCCTGCATTTGGGGCGCAGGACCAAGCAGGTTACGCGGTTCATTCCGTTAGACGTGTGGGACGCGGCGGCCGATCCCGAGTGGAAGCCCGGCGAAAGCCCTACCTCATATGGTGGGCTCGACCTCGGCGCTACGTCGGACATGTGCGCGCTATGTTGGCTGTTCGTTGACGAACGCGGGTATCACGCGGCGTGGAAGTTTTGGGCGCCGCAAGACACACTCGCGGCGCTCGATCAACGCACGGCCGGTCAGGCGAGTGTGTGGGCCCGCGACAAGTGGCTGATTCTGACGCCCGGCAACGTGACCGATTACGAGTTCATTCGTGACGAGTTGAAGGGCAACCTCGACGCATACGAGGTCGAGGACATCGGTTACGACTCGTGGAACTCGACGCACTTGGTCACCGAGTTGCAGAACGACGGCGCCCCGTTGACTCCGGTATCTCAGGGATACCCGAGCCTTAACTCGCCCATGAAAGAAACCCTCCGGATGCTACGCAACGGGACGCTTAAGCACGACGGCAACCCGGTTATGCGTTGGCATGTCGACAACCTCGCGGTTGCGATGGACCCGGCCGGAAACGTGAAGCCCGACAAGGGCAATAGCGGCGACAAGATCGACGGCGTGTCCGCGCTCGCTAACGCGATGAGTCGCGCACTGGCGAATGTTGACGACGTGTCGGTTTACGAGAGCCGCGACCCGCTCGTTCTTTAGGAGGCAAAGGGTGGCCCGTAATCGGGACAAGCTAGTACGTGATGCGTTACGTGATCGGTTCGTGGTCACCATGAAAGACGGCGGCACGTTCGACGGGTTACTCGACGACGTGGACGACCGAACCATTTGTCTACGTGAGGCAACGGTCCTCTCTAGTGCTCGAACGCCGATTGATGGCCGAGTGCTGTTGAACCGCGCGGACGTGGCATACATGCAAAGGCCGTAAGGGGGTCGCATTGATTATCAGTGACGGCCGGGCGGTCGCGGCAGGCATCGCCCCCCAAGCCCTCGGCGAAACAACGCCCTCACTCGCTAATGGCTACTTCTACGCAAACCAAACGCTCGACCTCGCGGGGCGGCAGGCGCACTACTCCGAAATGTTCAAGGCCCAACCGTGGGTGTTCATCGTCATTAGCAAGATTGCTAAGGCGCAGGCACGGTTACCGCTCGACATATGGAACCTCAAGGCGGGGACCATCGGGAACGCGGTTGA